TTATTTAATCTGCTCTCTTTTTTCGTCCATCAACAAATCAATGTTGCTATGCTGCATATCAGATATAAGATGCTTTTGAGCAGCAAGGTGAATGTAAATCTGTGTAATGTTAATAGTGCTGTGACCGAGAAGTAAACGGAGAACCTCTAAATTTCCACCGTTAAAAATGAAATTGGTTGCGAAAGTATGCCGGAGCAAATGAGGATAGACACGCTCAAGTCCTTTGTTTTTCTTAATGCGGGCAAAGAGCATTTTAATTGTATTGCGTGTAACCGGAGTGCTTTTTTGAGTTAAAAATAAGCTGCTACTCGCTGATGAGGAACTACTAAGATAATTTAGATAACATTTTATCTGATTCAGAGAAGAAGAACCGAAAGGAACAACACGCTGTTTACTGCCTTTTCCGTTAATTACTAAATAACGATTATTGAAATCGACATCGTGAATTTTTAAATTAACAACCTCACCGAGCCGGAGACCGCAATCGAGCATTAACATTAAAATTGTTTTATTTCTACACCCCATAACAGAATTATTGCTATAAAGGTTAAGGAGCTGCTTAACTTCGTTATCTGACAGAGGAACGATAACATCTTTATTAGCTTTCATTAGATTTAATCTGTTAATATCAATATCAATAAAATTCTCAAAGTATAGCCAACGATAAAACACTTTAACTGCTCTTGCATAAGTTCTTACAGATATTTTATTTATTTCTCTGCTTTCAGAAACATATAATTGATAACTTTTAAAAATCATAATGTCTAAATCTTCGACATCTAAATCAGAGCCGCAGAAGTCAAGAAACATTTTTAAACATCTTTCATAGTAAGAAAGCGTATATTCAGAATTACCTCTAAATTTTTGTTCCTGCATAAAAATTATATAAGCATCATTGACAGTCATTTATAAAACCTCGCAATCGACTAATTGATCCAAACCGACAACAGAGGGGTGTTCATAAAAACCGTATTTTTTAACGCCTTCTTTATACGCTGCGTCTTCCTGCAATAATAATTTATATTTTGGATTTAAGTTATTTTTTCCAGCTTCAACATCTTCAAGAAGTGTATTAACTCCGAAAAGCTGAATATATGTATAAATTCCACCTGCGAAACGCTCCCCATAGACCGAACGCAACTTAGCAGCGTTATATTCCATACCCGGCTTTTTATATATAGACCTTTCTTGAACACTTTTATAATTATAAAAATTTTCCCAATGGTCAGCAATTTCAGAACGCCACTTATTAGAATCACTTTCAGAAATCTTTACATATCTTAAATAATGATTAAGAACAGCGAAATATAAATCGTCAACAACTTCATTTTCTTCAACTAACAATCTTACAAACTCAACAGCTCTATCTTGTCTAATCTGCAACTCACATCTTACCCAGTGAGAAATCTCATCTTGTTTATTGCGTTCAGCTGCTTTATCATAAATACGAATAAAAACAGAGCCGGAACGCTGTCCGTGAGTTACACAAGTACCAGAGTCAGAGATATTAACACCCCATTTGCGAGTTTTAGCGATAAAATTATGATTTAAAGTATCTTTGACTATTTCATCAAGATTGAGATAACCGGAAAAATCATCAAAAGCAACATCAATACGAGTTACTTTTGCACCCGGAACAGAAAAAACAAATTTAAAAAGTGAAAGAAAATCGCCATTGCCAAGGGTTTCAAATGTTCTACAGCCTTGACCGGACATTTCAAGCATTATCAATCCTTCGTGCTGAACTCCGCCAAAATGTATAGAAATATTAGAGAATGTCTCTCTGTACTGCCAACCATAGAAACCATAAGAACGCTCCCACGGAACATCAGACAATCCGAGCAATTCGACAATACCGGTCACTGTAGAAGATTTACAAGGAATTGTAGCAGAAAACCAGTCAATTATAATTTTTTCTTTTGTATCCATAAAAAAACCCCTTTTCCCTATCAGTTCAGTAATTCTCCATCAGCAAATCATATTGCAAATCAGACTTCACGCAATAACAAATCGGATCAGGTTCGTAATTGTGTGAGCGTCTTTCTGCATTTAATCTTGCAGCTTCTTTTTCAGCATCCTCTTTCTTCTCAAATGAAGCTAATTTTGTGTAAGAAACATCATCCCAAGTGTAAACCTCATAAACATTAAACATCATAAAAATACCTCTCTTTGATAATATGATTGGATTGTATGTAGAGGGGGGCTATTAGCGTGCCCCCCTAACGGAGATTGCTCTCCGAAAAAAACTTTTGATTTTCTTGGCTATGGGGACCCCGGCGGAAAAAACCGCCACCCCATAGCCAATATTTAATCAACCGTTTTCAAGGCTCTTAATATAACGCTATAAGTATAATAGCCAGCAACTGCTATGAGCCACAATGAAAGCGTGTCCACAATAAAATCTAACGGAATAACCCAATTTATATATTTTAAATATGGCTGTATTGGAGTATTATCAAGCAGCTTAAAAGGACTGTCCGGTAAAAGGTCGATAATACTTTTAAGCATTTCGTATAAAGTATCACAAAGCCAATTCCAAATCTCTCCAAAAATATTCATATTACTGCGCTCCTATAATTTTTCTTGAAATCATAACAAGAGCAAGAACGAACATTGCTCCGGTAAAAAATCGTATAATTTTTATTTGTTCTTCATAATCTGAAAAATCAATTACTATTTCCTCATCAATTCCAAGTCTTTCAAATTTAAACGGCATTACAAAACGAGGTGCTTCGGCTTCAGCTTGTAAGCCAACAAATAAATTATAAATGTCCCAAGGTAAACAAAATGGGAATTTTTCTTTAAATAATATTTCTGGTAAAGACATAGAAGGAATTGACGGCTTTTTAGGTTTTGTATTAGGATTATCACTTGTATCATCTTTTGTATCGTCTTTCGTGTCTGTCTTATCTGTTGCTATATCGCCAGTATCAGTTAAAGTCTTATCTCTCACATCAGAAGGTGAAAGGTCTATAAGGTCGTCAACATCAAGAGGGAAAGCGATAGAACCGGAACCCGCATCAGCTATTGAATCACTCCAAGTAGTATCAGTACCAATATAATCATTACCTATAGAAATAGCAGGGTCACAAGTAAAAACCTTAGTTAAAATATCATCTGTAATTTTATTAGAATCACAAGGAATTAAATAATCAGTTCCAAAAATAGTGCCGTCATCGCATACAATATTACCAAACGAACCAGTAATAGTATATCGATGTCCTTCAATGCTCGTAACATTAAGCAGTTCAGAGCCATAATACATGAGAGTAACAGGTTGTGAAAAATCAAGTCCAGCAATTAAACTTCTATAGCTATAAGCTAAATTAGAACTAGTTCTATACCCAAGATTAATTACAGAATCTTTTAATGTGAATTGATATTGACAATCATAATATTTAATATAATTTAACATATAAGGATGTGAAGATATAAGAGAATAGAAAGAATACTGTGTACCTAATATAGATACTTTCATAATAACATTATGAGTATTAGAAGAAAAAGCAGATATAACTTCATCAGGGAAATTACCTGTGCGATCTTGTCCTACAAATTCAATCATAGTACTGCCAATTGTAAATGCAGTATAACTATCTCTTGTGACTTGATAATCAAAATCAAGTGAACCATTTTGCTGTAATAGAGAAACAAAACTATCATAATTTTTAAAAGTCGCTTGCGGTACACTAAAATCGACATAACTAGAATCAGCTATTACAGATGGATTAAAAATAAAAGAGGCAATAGAATCAAAGATTTTTTGCCATTCACTTGCTAAGCACATAATTAAGCCGTTTGTTGTTACTGTATAATACTCTTTTTTTGCGTCGTACTGTTCTTTAGCTTTATCTATTATGCTTTTCGTGTCAGAATCAACAGAGTTATAATACCGTCGTGCAGTGCTTTGTGCTGCCTCGGCAGATGTAAAAGTAACACCACAAGCAACCATTATACCTATAACAAACATAATAATTTCTTCAACACCTGTTACAGCGTGAGCCTGCAACGGCTCAAGAATACCACCAAAACAAACAACAGTTAGAAGACATAATAACAATGACAATAACCTTTTGCCAATTTTATGTTTTTTCAGATACTTCAACACTCTGTTCATTGTTAAAAGCCTCCTTAATTTTCGATTTATCAAGCTTAATATTCGATTTATCAAAAAAGCTTGATTTCAAATTAGTTTTATTAGTTTTGTTTTGTACATCTGATTTCTTATCATCAGTAAAATTAAATAATGCCATTGTATCGTAACAATCAGCAATTTTCTTATTAAATCTCTTAAGCTGCGTTGAAGTTTTAATTTTACAAGGATACCAATATTCAACGCAATGGAAAAGACCTCTACAAGCTATAGAAATAAGAGCCATAGCTAAATTCCAATTACGCAACGCTCGGTGTTTAATGTCATATTCAAGCAATCCTCTAATTTGCCTGTCAAGCATTCTGTCATTTTGAGCAATTAAGATTACATCAAAATTAAAATGTCTATGATTCGCAAAAAAATTTACCCATTCCATTCGATCTTTGCGGTCAAACTGACGAGCATTAAACATTATACTTGCTTCATCAATAACAATGAGAGTTTGTGCTTTAAGTTTGCCGGGTTTATGATTTTCTTTTGCAAAATTCAAAAGGAAATTAATAGTAAAGTCACTATTACGGAGAAAAATAAACTTTCCCAAATTTTTACGATTTTTATAGTATTTTTTTACATTAACCGGATAATTAGAAATAACATTACGACCGGAACCAAGCCAATGCACTATGTCAGCAGTAGCGTGATAACTTTTATATGAGCCCGGAGTACCACTGTAAAGTGAAATTGCCATAAAATCACACCTTTAAAAGTTTAATAGGTTCGTAATTTTTAAAATATCAAATCAGACAAATTGCCTGATTTAATATTTTAAGAATTACTATTAATGCAATATAACAAAATTTTGATAAAGAGAAAAGTTTGCAAATAAGGTTTAGCATTTCCGCAAGCGGCACTACGAACACCCACTTTTAAAAGGCTGCTATGTCTGAAAAAATTTTTTAAAAAAAGCTCCTGCGGAGGTCTTGACTCTCCAAAAGCAAATGATTTAGCAGCGTTGCCGAGCAACTCAAAAGCTAAAAATAATTTCAAGTCACTCGGCTTAAACATTTTATCATTTGCTTTTTCCGAGTAAAGACTAAACTTTTTTTAAAAATTTTTTTCAGAGAAAAGATACATCAGACTTGCGAAGCTGCCTACGGCGTGCCTCACAATCTAAAAGCTAAAAATTACAAAACAATAGGGACAGGGCATTATAAACCCTGCCCCTAACGCAAAGAGGTAAAAACAATTAACGACCAATCAGACCACGAACAAATGAAATTCCTTTCTTGATTGCAATAATTGCACCGAAAATTGCTAAACCGATTGGAAGAGCGAGAGCGATATAACCGAGAACATCGCTCTGAATACTCGATATAGCTGTTGAAAAACTGCTTTGTAAATCAGATGAACCCGCAGCAGCACCGGCTTCCGCTGCAAAGCTGGAAACGCAGCTAACAACAACCATAAATGCAGCAGCTACAACTATTGAGAATTTTTTACCATTTCTTTTAAAAAAAGACTTGATTTTTGACATTCGTTTATCCTCCTTTCTTTAAGATTTTATATTCAAAAGACTAATAGCCTTGCGAACACCGAAAGATAAAAGTGATAAACAAGTATAAAGTGCAAAACCAATTCCAAAACCATAAGGAAAAAGTTCCATTAAGAGAGGAATAAAATTCATTTTGTTACCACTTCCAAAAACTAAATGCCTTAGCGGCTAATATTCCGACAATTAAACCTATTAAACCAATTAAAACTTGAAAACCTTGTAAAAAAAGACCGTTGCCGAGTTCATCAATCGTTGACATTTGTTTTTACCTCTGATATTGAATCAATAACAACAGAATGAAACTTACAATTTGAACAAACATCCTCGTCACCGCATTTGAAATCTTTATTTTTCTTACTTTTCAGCACTTTAAGAAGATAAGCAAAACCAACTCCGCAGCCAAAGCCGAGAATTAAACTCATTATTTAGTCCTCCTCAATTATATTTTCTACAGGCAATTCGTGAAACATTGAAAGTACCTCATCGGAAGGTCTTAAAGGTTGAATTAAAACAACTTTTTGTTTATCGTTGAAATAGAGTTCTGCGAATTGACCAAATTCTATACCTTCAAGGACTTCATCAGAATCGACTTTAAATTTTTCAGACTGTAACCCAACAACACCGTCCGCAGGAGAAATGCAAAAAAGATTGATGAAGTGAATGTCGTTGCCGTCTTCGGTGCGAAAATCTCCGATTCTGTAGCCAACTATTTTTTTAACATTTGCCATATTCCTGTCTCCTTTCCTGAATAAATTTTGAATAAATTTTATAAGGGCACTCGGAAAGACTTGACATTAAGTAACTTAAAAACTTATCAGTGTTACATACTCCTTTGCAAGCGTACAGGGAGAATTACTCTTATTTGTGTCTTTTTTATGTCGCATAAACCGAGTGTTTATTTTATTTCATAAATATCATTAATATCAATAAATCCGATTAAGATATCTTCAAATTTTAAAATTAAGAATCCGTCTGAAATTTGATAATTTGTGTATTCAACAATGAAATCGTTAATTCTAATTGTACAACACGGAATACCATTTTTTTGGTTCTGGTTTAAGCACCAAAGGTGACGAAGTAGCTGTATTAAGTATTCTTTATCCATTTTTTATGTACCCTTTGCTTTATTTTTCTTTAACAATGTGAAATTTGAATAAATCGTCATAATCAACGATATAAGAAACATCAGAATTGCGTTCAGTTAAAAGAACTTTGCAACAATTAACAAATAAATGAAATTCATAACCACTACATTCAAGCACATAAAAACTGTCACGCTGATATTTGAAAAAGAAGAAATCTGATAATTTTTTATTTAAAATCTCATGAAAATAAAACTTACAAAGCTTAACCATATTTGTTTTATTTACATTAAGCTTAAGTTCTTTGAATTGTGTGTTTTCAAGCATTTTTAATGTCCCCTTTAAATCTGATAGTTCATATTGAACTATTTTATTATATTATAATTCAAAATGAACTATTTGTCAATATATTTCAGCAGAAAGTGATAAAATATAACTGATATTTTATAGAATTTTGCGAGGAATTTTTATGAAATTTAACGAAATTATAAAAGCTTTAAGAGAAGATGCAGATTTAACACAATCTGAATTAGCTAAAGAATTTAATGTAAACCAAATCACAATATCACAATATGAAAGAGGAACAAGACAGATTTCATTAGATATGTTGATTAACTATGCAAAAAAATTTAATGTTAGCACTGATTATATTTTAGGACTAACTAAAAATCCAACACCAAATTATGATATTAAAAACCAATTAAATATATCGGGTCAGAATAAAATACATAAAATCGAAATGAAATAG